GTTTATCGGGGATTCACTATTTATAAATGCCCAATAAACCGCACGACTGCAAAGCGTGCTTATAGCGTCTTAAATAATGGCAATTCCTTCGGGCGTGATTTTGCATTAGCCGAAGCATGTAGAACGATAGATCTCATTATCAGTAGAAACCGTTTTATTAGGAATTAAGTAGCTGGGGTTGAAAATGAAAAGAGAATACGCAGACAAAATTAACTCATTACTGCAATGCTTCCATTTCAATAAAGAGTTTCTGGAATGGAATCACGATTATTCTATTCAGCTTTTACGCCACGGCGTTTCCCACCTTTATCACTTCGCTATGCTTCAGGGCGAGAATGATGAAGCCACGCTGGAAGAGCTGCGCAATATCATCATTTCAATCACCAATGGTGATATCC